CGATATGACTAAAAAACTTATGGATAAATTGTTAAACTGGAAAAATAACTCATTAGTCAGCCGCTGCTTCAGGGCCACCCTGCTGAAGAGCTTGTGAGATTCAAGCGAAAGCAAATTTCTACTAACCGCCTCCGGGCGGTTTTTTATTGGAGCAAATATGGCAAAACCGGACTGGGGCGAGCTTCAGCAACGGTTCCTGTCCGAACATGCTGCAACCGGCGTATCACCAAAGGAATGGTGTGAAGCGCAGGGACTGAATTACGCTACCGCCCGTCGATATATCAAAAAACCTTCTGCGCAAACTGCGCAAAAACCTGCGCAGAAAAAAATGCGTACTGCGCAAAAAGATAAAAGCGCAAATGAGCTGGTGGATGATGATGGACTCACCGCTCAGCAACGCATATTTGTCGCGGAGTACCTTAAAGACAACAATGCCACCGCTGCCGCTGCACGTGCTGGTTATAGTGACCCAAACTATGGTCGTCAGCTCATAACGAATCCTAACGTTGCGCAGGCAATTGCGCACCAGCAAAAAGCCTCCATTGTGCGCACGCTTGGCGGTGCCGATGAGGTCTTGGCCCAGATGTGGCAGCTCGCCACCTTCGATGCAAACCAGCTTTCGCAGTATCGTCGTGGCGCGTGTCGTTACTGCTGGGGCTTCGGTCACCAGTACCAGTGGCGCGATGCAGTTGAGTTTGATGAGGAAACGGCAAAGGCAGAGGGCAGAGACGGTGCACGATTGCCGGAAGACACTGGCGGTTACGGTTACGACCACAACAAAGAGCCAAACCCACAATGCCCACGCTGCAACGGTGACGGCATAGGACAGCCTTACTTCCCAGATACACGCAAACTCCCCGGGGTTTCCCGGCTCGCTTATTCAGGTGTGAAGGTCGGCAAGAATGGCGTTGAAATCACTGCTATCAGCCGTGAGCGCATGTTCGAAGCGGTAATGAAGCGCCTAGGCCTGGCCGATAGCGAATTCGCGCAGCGACTGCAGCAGATCGAAATCGAGCGTCGGCAACTGGAGGTGGAAAAACTCCGTAAAGAGCTGGCCGATGATAGTGAGGACGATGAACCAACCCCAGTGCAGATCAATATCAACGTAGTGGATGCGAGGGCAGACGATGGGGATCAGCCCGACACTTAATATTCCTCAGGCGCGCTTCCTCGCGATGCAGCACAAATTCAAAGCCTATGTTGCCGGGTTTGGTTCCGGTAAGACATGGGTGGGCTGTGGCGGCATCTGTAAGGGTATGTGGGAACACCCGAAGATTAACCAGGGTTATTTCGCGCCGACCTACCCGCAGATTCGTGACATCTTCTACCCGACTATCGAAGAGGTGGCCTTTGACTGGGGGCTGAACGTCAAAATCAATGAGGGGAACAAAGAGGTTCACTTCTACGAGGGGCGACGGTTCCGCGGGACGACAATTTGCCGTTCGATGGAGAAGCCCGGCTCGATAGTCGGCTTTAAAATCGGTAACGCGATGGTGGATGAGCTGGACGTCATGGCGGCAGCCAAAGCACAGCAGGCCTGGCGAAAAATCATCGCCCGTATGCGTTACAAGGTTGATGGTCTGCGTAACGGTATTGACGTCACGACCACGCCGGAAGGGTTCAAATTCGTCTACCAGCAGTTCGTGAAGGCGGTGCGTGAAAAACCAGAGCTTGCGGCGCTGTACGGACTGATTCAGGCCAGCACGTTCGACAATGCGAAGAATCTACCGCCTGATTACATCCCATCGCTGCTGAGCTCTTACCCTGACGAACTGATTCAGGCATACCTGCGCGGGAAATTCACCAACCTCAACAGCGGGACCATTTACCACACGTTCAACCGTAAGCTGAATAACTGTTCTGACGAGATTCAGGACGGGGATCCGCTGTTCATTGGTATGGACTTCAACGTGGGAAAAATGGCCGCGATTGTTCACGTCAAGCGTAACGGTCTGCCGCGTGCGGTTCGTGAGCTGGTGAAGGTCTACGACACGCCGGCGATGATTAAGCGCATTCAGGAAGAGTTCTGGCGCTACGAGGATGGTCGCTACGTTAAAAGCCGGGAGATTTACATCTATCCGGATGCCTCTGGCGACTCACGCAAATCGCAGAACGCCAGCAAGACAGATATTGCTCAGCTCAACGATGCCGGATTCAGCGTCATTGTTGATGATGCCAACCCGCCGGTTAAAGACCGCATCAACTCGATGAACGCCATGTTCTGCAACGCCAACGGCGAGCGCCGCTATCTGGTTAATGTTCAGAGCTGCCCAGTTTACACCGAGAGCCTCGAGCAGCAAATCTGGGCGGCCAATGGCGAACCGGATAAATCAGCGGATAACGATCACCCCAATGATGCTGGTGGGTACTTCATTGTGAAGGATTACCCGATCGTGAAACCGGCATACTCAATCACCATGGACACCACTTTCTGATATGGTAAACGACGACATCACCTGGGTTCGACCAGAACACCGGGCGGCTTCTGCTGCCTGGCGGAAATACAGGGACTTCTGCAAAGGAGTTGAGGCCGTAAAAGCGGCGGGTAATAAGTATCTGCCTTATCTCGACCCAACCGATAAATCCACACGCAATCGCAAGCGCAATGAGGACTATCTAAGCCGTGCGGTGTTCTACGCCATTGCCGGTAATACGAAGATCGGCATGCTTGGGATGGCGTATCGAAAGGACCCCACGTTTAACGGTCCTGAAAAGCTCAAATACCTGTTGGACAATGCTGACGGGGCTGGTACCAGTATCTATCAGCAGTCGCAGTTGGTGGCCGAGAACGTGCTGGAGGTTGCGCGAGAGGGCATTTACGTCGATTACGCTGCAGAATCCGATGAAGCAATCATCCTCCGCTACCCGGCAGAGAACATCATCAACTGGCGAACAAAGCGTATTAACGGCCGCGATCAATTGGTGCTGGTGGTCCTGCGCGAATGCGTAGAAGAGCCGGATGGTTACGCTTACAAGGATGAAATCCAGTACCGCGAGCTGGCGCTGGAAGAAGGGCGGTTCACCTGCCGGGTATGGCGCCGGGCTGGTGGCACTGCAAGCGGAACCTACACCGTTGACAGTGAGTACCACCCTAAGCCGAAAGGAAAGGACTATTGGGATGAAATTCCGTTTACCTTCGTCGGCGCTCAGAACAACGATCCCACTATCGATGATTCACCGCTGGCCGCGCTGGTGGAGATAAACCACGGGCATTATCGTAACAGCGCTGACTATGAAGACAGCGTGTGGTTCTGTGGCCAGGTGCAGCCGTACATGACTGGGCTCGATACCGGCTGGCGCGATCACCTCGAGAAGAAGGGCGTGAAAATTGGTTCCCGATCACCGCTTTTGCTTCCCAAGGAGGGCTCGTTTGGCTATGCCCAGGCGCAGCCGAACATGCTGGCTAAAGAGGCCATGGACAGTAAGCGCGATTACATGGTGCAGCTGGGCGCCCGGCTGATTGAACAGAACGCTACGGCGAAGACTGCGACGCAGGCTAGCGGGGAACAAACATCCTCAACGTCGGTGCTCGGTATCTGCGTCTCGAACGTTTCCGAGGCCTATACGCTGGCACTTGGCTGGTGCGCGAAATACCTCGGCATCAAGGGCGAAACGACGAGTTACACCATCAACCAGGAATTCATAGCGAAGGTTGCCGAGTCTGGCATGGTGACGGCAATCGTCAACGCCTGGCAGTCCGGTGCGCTGCGCGATAGCGATATGATTCGCGCGCTGCAGAAGCTCGATCTCATTGACCCGGCAGACAGCCCGGACGAGGTTATTGATGCGCTTCGCAATCAGGCACCAACGTTGACGGGAGGCTGATATGACCACCATTAACGAAAGCCTGCGTGATGAATCGATCACGCATTCCGTATGGTTAAGCCGCTACGCCACCGGCGTGGCAAACCGGATGGTGAAGTTGCTTAACGAGACGGATGCTGACCTGTCGGCACGTCTACTGGATGCGCTGGACAGATTGCCTCCTGAGAGCTTCACCGTTAGCCGTCTGCAGAGTTTACTGGGCAGCGTGCGTGAGCTTAACCATCAGGCCGTAGACACCATGCAGGCAGGGCTCGAGAGTGAGCTGGTGGCGCTTGCAAAGAACGAAGCCAGTTATCAGCTGAGCCTGTTCGATTCCCTTCTGCCATCACAGGTCCTGTCTCACTATCCTCTGCAGGGCATCACCGCCGATATGGTGTATGCCGCAGCAATGGCGCAGCCCTTTCAGGGGAGGTTGCTGAGTGAGTGGGCGGAGAATCTGGAATCGGACAGGCTGGCGCGGATAGTGAACGCCGTCCGCAGGGGGTATCTTGCCGGCGACACGGTAGAAACAATCGCGCGCAGTGTTCGCGGCCACGCCAATAAAGATTATCGCGACGGCGCGCTGCAGATGAGCAGGGCAAACGCTGCCAGCATCGCTAAAACAGCCGTGAATCATCTGGCTGCCACAGCACGCAACAGCTTCACCAGCGCCAACAGCGATATCGTAAAAGGCAAACAGTGGCTATCTACGCTGGACAATAAAACCAGCCACGACTGCATTATTCGTGACCTGTTGCGTTACACCCTTGATAACAAACCGGTCGGGCATAAGGTGCCTTACCTGCAGGGACCCGGGAAGATTCATTTCTGCTGTCGTTCTACTGAAACCCTGATTCTCAAGTCGTGGCGCGGACTCGGCATCGATATCGACGAGATGGACGAGGGGACTCGTGCCAGCATGGATGGACAGGTACCGGGGAAAACATCAT